ATAAAAGTTTTAAAACTAGAATCCGATCAGTTTCATGACAATGTAATTATCTGTACTGCAAATTCATTAGTACAAATGAGTGCAATTATTAAAAACATAAGAGCAGAGCGGGAAGCAGAAGGATAATCAGTGAAAACACAATTACTATGCACTTTTGCACATCGCAATAATCTTGATATTGTAATAGAATATATCAAACAAAATTTTACAATACCAGAAAATCGTATATTTGTATTTGAAAATGCAAACAAGCAACATGAATTGTATTGCACATATAATGCTGAGGATAATGGATTCCGAGGCAAAAACACAATATCAATACACAGAAAAAAAGAAACAAACACTTTGTATACTGTTAATGCTCTCAATGAAATAATTGTAGAACAAAATAACGGAGTATTAGATAAAAGATTTCCATTGTATTGGCCAAAATATAAAAATTCTTTCATATTAAATACTAATCCAGGATATAAAATTGTAAATTTAGTATTCTTCACAAAAATATCATTTTAACCAATATTTATATAAAAAAATTAAACAATAACTTTGAATTAAAGATTTAAATATCTATATTATAATTAATAACTAAATAAATAAACAATTAAAGGAATAAACTATGAGTTTAGATTTAAACGCCATCAAGGCAAAACTTAACCAATTAAACAAAACCGACGAAAAGAGAAACAATCTTTGGAAGCCTGAGCCAGGCAAACAGCGAATCAGAATTGTACCTTATGTGCATCGCAAAGAAAACCCATTTTTAGAAATGTATTTCCATTATGATATTGCAAAGCGTAGTATGCTTTCGCCTATTACTTTTGGTAACGCAGATCCAGTAGTAGAGTTTGCAGAAAAACTTAAGAAAACTGGAGATAAAGATGAATGGATAATGGGAAGAAAGATTGAACCAAAAATGAGAACATATGTTCCGGTTATTGTTAGGGGTAAAGAATCAGAAGGACCAAAATTTTGGGGCTTTGGTAAAACTATTTATGCAGAGCTATTGTCTATTATTTCTGATCCAGATTATGGTGATATCACAGACTTAATGAATGGACGTGATATTGATGTAGAATTTACACCAGCAGAAGGTGGAGGATATCCTAAAACTTCTATTCGTGTTAAACCAAATACATCTCCTGCAACAGAAGATAAAGCAGTTGCAAAAGCAATTATGAATCAGGCTAAAATAACTGATATATTTCCAGAACCAACTTACGAAGAACTAGAAAATGCTCTTAAAGAATGGATGAATCCAGAAGGTGCTGACTCTGATGTAACCACAACAGAAAAACCAGCTACCGCTAAAGCTGATTCTAAAACAGAACCAGTAACAGAAAAGAAAGCAGACGTATCAGCTGCATTTGACGATTTATTTAATTCATAAGGAGTATTATGGCGAAAGCTAAAAGCAAACAAGAAGTTGTGGACGGACTGGCCACAGTATTAGCAGAAAACATTAACAAACAATTTAAAGGACAAGCACTTAAAACTGCTTATTTTTTAGATGGAGATTTAGATGCTCCTACCAATGTTCATGAATGGATATCTTCTGGATGTTCTATGTTAGATCTTGCTATATCAAATAGACCACATGGAGGCTTTCCGGTAGGTAGAATTACCGAAGTAACAGGATTAGAAGCATCAGGTAAATCATTGTTAGCTGCTCATACCTTAGCAGAAACACAAAAGAAAGGTGGATTAGCTGTTTATATAGACACTGAATCTGCTACTAGTTCTGAGTTTTTAACTGCTATTGGAGTTGATCTTAAAAAAATGTTATATGTTCCATTAGAAACAGTAGAAGAAATATTTGAAACTATTGAAACTATTGTTGAAGGTGTTAGAAAATCTGATAAAGACAGATTAGTAACAATAGTAGTTGATTCTATTATGGGTGCATCTACTAAAATTGAAATGTCAATGGAATATGACAAAGATGGATATGCAACTTCTAAATCTATTATTCTTTCCAAAGCAATGCGTAAAGTTACCAATTGGATTGCAAGAGAAAGAATATGTCTTATATTTACCAATCAGCTTCGTACTAAATTAGGTGTATCATTTGGAGACCCTTGGACAACAGCTGGTGGTAAAGCTATACCATTCCATTCTTCAGTTAGACTTCGTTTAAAAAATCTTGGACAAATAAAAGCCAAGATTAATGGAGTAGAGCAAATAGTTGGAAATAAAACGAGTGTACAAGTAGTTAAAAATCGTATGGGTCCTCCGCATAGAAAAATAAATTATGAAATTTATTATGATAGCGGTATTGATGATTATGGTGGATGGCTAACTGTCATGAAATCGTTTAGTATAGTAAAACAATCTGGAGCTTGGTATACATTAGAAGATATTGATCCTGAAACAGGTGAGGTATTCAAAGAAATAAAATTTCAATCCAAAGACTTTTTAGAAAAAGTAATACAATTTCCAGAAACAAAAGAACGATTATATCAACGTATATGCGATGCTTATATATTCAAATATCAAGCTGGTATAGACGGAGGTATAGATGATGTAGTAATTGATGAAGAAGTTATAAATGAAGAATAGATTTCAACAACTATTCAATGAGTTACAAAACGAAAAGAGTTTAGGCCCATCGTCCCCAGATGATCATATAATTATCTTTGATGGGCTTAACACTTTTATTCGTAGCTTTGGAGCAACACCTGCTTACAATGAAGATGGTGATCATATCGGTGGTATTACTGGATTTTTATATTCTATAGGAAAAACAGTTAGAGATTTTAAACCTTCAAGATGTGTTATAGCATTTGACGGACAAAGAGGCTCTGCTCGAAGAAAATCAATATATAAAGATTATAAAGCTAACAGAGCCAATAAAACAAAACTTCGCCGGCATGATCATCATTTTACTACAATAGAAGATGAACAAGTAGCAATGAGATTCCAATTTAGCAGATTAGTTTCATATTTAGATTGTTTACCTGTTACTTTTTTGGCTATGGATGGTATTGAAGCAGATGACACTATTGCATATATTGCAGATCAATATCATGACAAAAGCAAAAAGATTACTATAGTATCAACTGATAGAGATTTTTATCAATTAGTAGATGATAAAATTCAAGTATGGTCGCCTATTAAAAAGAAAATGTATGATACTCAAACAGTATTAGAAGAATTTAATATACATCCTAATAATATGGTGTTATACAGATCATTTACTGGTGATAAATCTGATAATATTCCGGGAGTATCTGGAATAGGTCCAAAAACAATACAAAAACATTTACCAGAACTTGCTGCAGATAAATTATATACATTAGAAGATTTACAGAAAAAAAGTAAATCTAATTTAAATGAATCTAAAACATATCAAAAAATATTAGATAATTTTGATACTATAGAACAAAACTATAAATTAATGAATATAAAATTATTAAATATTCCAGCAGCAACATGTTCTAAAATTAGAGGGATAATGGCACAACCTGTGCCAATGCTTGATAGAAAAGAGTTTCAACGTTTATTCTATGAAGATAAAATGTGGAGTGTAATGAAAAATTTACCAGATTGGTTAACTAATACCTGGCTTTCATTGAGTGCATTTGCAAAACAAACACATTGATTTTGATTTATAAAATATTTTTAATATAATTTTTACATGACGGATAAGTTAAGTGAGTACGGATGGAGTTTCCAAGTTAAAGTTATAGCAGCATTATTTACAGACAGATTGTTTCTGCAACAAATAGCAGATATAATACAACCGGAATATTTTGAATCTGATGCTAATAGTTGGTTATTAGAAACTTCATTAGCTCATTTTCGAGAATATAAAACTCCTCCTACAAAAGATGTCTTAAAAGTAAAAATAACAGAAATTGATAATGATGTTTTTAAGACAGCAATATTAGAACAACTAAAAGATGTGTTCCGATACATGGAGTCAGAAGATTTATCTTTTGTAAAAGCAGAAATACTTAACTTTTGTAAGAATCAAGAAATAAAACGAGCTATAATGGAATCGGTTGCATTATTAAAAATGGGTAACTATGATGAAATTAAATCTAATATTGATTCGGCTATGAAAGCTGGAGCAGATACTGATGTTGGTTTAGAATATAAAGATCAAGTAGCAGTAAGATATAACGAAGCTTCAAGACATACTATTACAACAGGTTGGGACGTTATTGATGATTTAATGGACGGAGGATTAGCTCCAGGCGAATTAGGCGTAGTAATGGCACCAGCTGGTATAGGTAAATCATGGCTTCTGATTAATATAGGAGCTAACGCAGTTAAAGCTGGTAAAACAGTAGTTCATTACACATTAGAGCTTAATCAAAATTATGTAGGT